TTTTTCGACCTGGAATGGGTATCTCTTTCTGAATCTTCCAAGCGCGCAAAATACATTGTGCTCGGCGCCATAGTTAAAATGAACCTGATGGCCGCCTCCAGCACGCACAACATTAAGACATAATGCCACCTGCCATGTGTGTGACTCGTACTTTTTGCCAACCATCTCCTCGCGGAGTGACTCTGTAGTTTTAAAGTGCATCATCCCACCTCAATCAACTCTACTAAGAAACAATGCGCCAACCATCGATGCAACCAGCATAAACACTGCAATGCGCAGTACGCCGATATTCATGATATCGCTCAACATCGGTGGCTGCCACTTGATGAACCAGCACACCGGTAAGGCCAGAGCAAGGCATGTCATATAAACTGCAAACAGGCCACACCACGCCAAAAGGAATCTCTTCATCACTCCACCTTTTCGAATTTATCAAAAATAACAGAGAAATTAGCACCGCAAGAGTCGGTTATCCCCTTTATTGCTTTAATCTGCTCATGCATTGCGTACTCGTAAGCACAGGCAGCATCAGTAGCCTGGACGACGCCGCAAAAGCTTCCAGCGCTTTCAGTGCTTCCATGTCGCTCTGCGTGACCACGATAAAAGTAAATACTCATAACTCAATCTCCTCGCCATCAATCCAGCGTTGCAGGACTTCAATAAGCTGGGCGGCCTGGTGTTTGTCGATGATAATAGTGTCATGCCCCTGAGTAATCATTGGGTCAGAATCGAAATCAACCGCTATTGTGCACATTGGTGTTTTAGTTTCATCTTCAATAATCATTTCATCCCCTCACCGTGTTTAAATTTATATGTTTTAACGTTCGAGTCAGTGAACGCATCCAGAACTGACGCGGTAATTACCGCCTGCTCAGCGGTCTGCCCCAGATACATCGCGGTCATAGCGAAGTCGCGCCCGCAGCCAGCAGCAAGCGGGGGAGGTTACTGCGTAAACCGCTGGATATTTATTGCCAGGAATCTTCTGGATGGCAAAACAGTTTCCTTTCTCCGTGAATACCCACTGAGTAAATTCCAGCTCTTCTGGCATCTCCATAATGTCATCAACAGCCCGCCGCATGAACTGCTTTGCATACCTCTCATCACCGGCAGAGCCGCTACCAACAATCAACACAGCCAGTTCACCGCAAATAAAAAACTTGTCATCAGCATCAAGCACAAAAGACTTCTGCTGATTGGCCATAATAAGGCTCCCGGCAGTGGCCTGGCTATCGTGCGCAATCGTAATCCCATCCCATGCAATTGTTGTCATTTCATCACCTCAATCATAAATACAATACCCTTCATAAATCACCATCCTCACCATTATTTAACTCAACATTCCGAAAGAAGTCATTAATCGTCTTCAGCCCACTGTAACCACGCCTCCGCTGCAACTCACACAGCACCTCATCATACATGCGCAGCAGAATGGCCTCATCCACATCATATCTTTCGCACAGGGCCTCATCTGATACACCAGCTCTTGCGAGTGAGTATATTTTCTCCTTCTGCTCCCACGAAAAAGATGAGTATGCCTTCATGATGCCCCGGTGATGTAGTTATGTCAATGCGCCTTGACGTAGATTCTAGCATGGCGTAGATTAAAATGAAACCTCTCGGAGAAATCTTATGAAATGTGTCATTTTCGAGCTTGATGGCGTGCTGCGTGATGCGGAAGGAAATGCTATTGCTGGCAACGTAGCTCTGGCTAAGTCGCTCTACTCTGCCGGGCATGATGTGCTTATCATGAGGGCAAAGCATGCGCATGAATGGCTGCGTGCTAACGATGTTTTCTATGACGACATCATGGCTTCGCACCAGCAGATAGACGCTGACAGGGTGGCAATGGCGGTCGTATCAGATGACGTGATTTATGCCGCCATGCGCAATGCTGGAATTCATTGCTGGTTTTACAAGTAATTTATTATAAATGTTGACGTAGATTGATGGGGTGGTGTAGATTGAAGTTATTGAAGCGGCGATGCCGATAACGAATGAGGTGTTAAAATGAAACTACTGGGAAAACTCAATGCTCGCTCGCTGCTGGTTGGCGATATCATCGAAGTCTCTGGGGTTGTATCAAAGATTGAGTCAATTTCATTTGAAGGTATGCTGGTTAGCATTGAAACAGACATGTTTCATCCATTTAACCTTTGTTGCTTTGAGAAGGTTAAAGTTTATTCATCTTTAGGCGAATAAATAAAGCCCTCTCATGAGGGCTTTTTCTTATCTCCTGCCCCGCCTAATCCATCCAGAGCCACGCTGTACGATGTGATCTCCAAGGCCATAGCGCAAACTATCTGTGGCGTGGTTGTGCTTGTCGATGATATCAGGAAGTATATTTCCCGTGAGCTTGTCCACCTTGTAGCTGTAAAGAGTAAACTCCTCAATGACAGTCTTACATCTTTCGTGAACAAAAATCCTGTCACAACCCCTGAGCCATGTGATTCCGTCCTCAATGCTGCCCGGCCACTTTGCGCACGGATGGATATCAAAACCTGAGCGCTTTATATGGCTTATTGTCTCCGGCCTTGCGCAGTCTCCATACCATCTGTATTTTTCGGAGCCGGGGAATGCCAGTCGCATAGCCTCTGGCGTATCGGTTATCTCAAGACCCACCTTTGCAAAGTCGCGGTAGATATACAGGTTGCGTCTGCCACCTCCCAAATCCTCCACATAGGATTCGGTTGCTGCCGTTGCATCCTGAGAGAAACCGAAGTCAATACCATAGTAAGGCCCACCCCAATCTGGTGATGGCTCAAAATCAAGGGTCTGCCATTTACCCCCAAGCACGGCCTCATCTGAGCGACGGTTAAATAATCCTTCATAAACCCAGAGATAGCGGTCATAATCCACCGCCTTCATCTGGTTCATGTGCTGCTTTAGTTCTTCAGTGAACCACGGGTTATGTATGTAGTTGACATTCACAACGACAATATCATCATTCTGATATATCCCGTCTACCATCTTATCAACATATGGCTCAACAAAGTTTGTCCATGTGGGATCGGTTTCCCGATTTGGGTTGAAAACAATAATAATTTCAGAACCTGAAGCGCGAACCGTGGGGATGAGTGTGTCCCATGACACCTGGCTTATGTTCTCGGATTCCTCGCAGAACACATCAGTAAGCCCGGCCATACCCTTAATGGCAGTAATGTTGCGCCACATACCCCTGAACACGAACTTTGATTTCGTGCCATGATGGGTTATCTCGCCATCGACGCAGCGATATTCATGGGCGTGGCCTTTCCTGTTTATCTCATCAACCAGCTCGGCATAGCTTGATTCCTTGATTGAGTTCTGAATCTCACGGAAGCAGCCAACCCTGCAATTTCTAAATCTTGCTTTTTCGATAAGGTAGGAAACGACGTTAGCCGTCTTGCCGCTACCCCTTCCACCATAGAAAACTTTAAATCGGCGCGGATAAAGCAAAAGCTCCATGCGTTCAGGAATGAGGATTGTTGGCTCTTCAGTTGTTTCTGACACGCCACCCTGAGTCATTTTAAGTCGCTTGATAACATTTGGCGTGCCATCATCAAGCAGCTTATCGACAATGCCAAAAACGGCGGAATCCGGCTTCTCTATGGAGTTACCGACGGCCTCTTCCAGCTTTTCGATTACCAGTGCAGAGAGGCGTTTACGAGCCATTGGTTAGCTCCTGAAGAATGGCGGCTATCTCATCATCACTCATTGGTTCGTCAAATATTACACTTCGCTCACTACCGCTGCGCGTAAGAATAACCTCATCACATCTTTGTTTATAATAAACTGAGTCATCCATTCTGCTGCTCCAGTAGCTTCTCCAGTCGCTCAAGGCGCGCGGCGAGTTCGGTGATTTCCTGAATATCAAGGCCAGACTTGATAATGTCAGCCATCATCTTGCCGATGTCAGCAGGCACAACGCCAGTGGATACGCCTTTGATAATCGCATCCATTTTTTGGACAGGCGTTCCGTCAGCAGGGAAATCAAATTCCACAGGTGGCGACACTGGCTTTGGAATTGGATTGAGGCGCAGGAATATCTCACGCAGCATGCCGGTGGCCTGAGCATCATCGCAGGTCATAGCCTTGTTGATGTAATACGTGACGAATTCAATCTCATTCATTGGAGTGTTTGCAGCACGCAATGCTTCAAGAAGTACAGTCCTGTAGCTTTTTCCTCTTGGTGGCGGCTGATTGCTGGATGAAAATTTGTGTTTAGGGTTTGGATTTGCCATTTTATATGTGTCCTTTGAGTAACTCACATAAGACATATCTTACCATATGGCGTAGATAAAAAAATACCCGCCGAAGCGGGTTAAAGGGTGGTGGGTGATGATTGATGAGATGATTGTACATCAGTTTTCGCATAACACCAAACATTACAGTTATTGCTTTGAACGTTAACCACATCAATCGCATCAGGAAAGGCTTTAGCGATTGCTGCTATGAAGTGGTCTACCCTTCTCTACGCGCGGCCTGCCACACCTCCTGCTTTGATTTTTGCGGCATCACTGATACCTCGTCGTTGAGTACATATACCGAAGCATGCTGTGATGTTCAACCACCAGCATCATGCTGCCCAACCTGAATGACAGAGTAATGCTTACCGGTCTCCTCATACAAGAAAATCAGCCTCTTCACAT